GTCAGCCCTGCGGCAATGTTGAAGCGCGTTCCGTTGGTGCCAACTGTCCAGAAGTCGGGCACGTTGTCAGAACCGCCAAAACTCCATGCGTTGGGCACACCTTGCAGCCGTACCCCGCTAATCAGGGGGATTTCCGCATCAATGGTGTACTCCGCATCAAACAGAGTGACCACCCCGCCGCCGCCCACTGCCGCCGCCGCTTGCATTGCAGCAATAATCCCAGCGCTGTTCTGTGTGGCTGGAATGATGCCGTTCATACCGTAAATGACGCCGGAAGCAGTTAACCCCTTCCCTCCGGTGAGGGGATCGACTGCAACCCGGGCAATACCTCCGTTAAGCGGTGGCGGCGTCCAGCCCTCTGCGCCTAGTGTTCCGAGTGGTGGCATGGTGCTCTCCTACGCTGCGGCGGCAGTCTTGATCATGGCCTCGCCGGCCTGTTGCTGGAGCTGCGCGGCTTGTTGCTGCTCTTGCAGCTTCTGGTCGGCAGCGGCTTTCTGTTGTCGGCGCTCGGTCACTTGATCGCGGGAGCGGATCAGCTTCGAAGGAACACCCAGTGCGCTGGCTTTCTCGCGGTGGGCTTCTTCCATGTCGATCAGGTCCATCAGGGTCGGATCGAGTGCGGAGGCTTCGGCCAAGCCCATCAGGAAGGTGTCGATGGCTGTGACTTCTTCCAGTCGCTGAGCACGGGCCAGCGGGCTGATGTACTTCACCGTGAAGTTCTTATTCCGCAGGCTCTCGGGTGCTTGGCCCAGAATCCCTGCGCGGTATGCGATGTTGAAGCAGCGTTCAATCAGGGGCTGAAGGAACTCAGACTGGAGGCGTCCGAAGATCGGGCCCATCTGTTGGCGTATCAGTTGCACCCGTGCATGCACTTCGGTGGCGGTCATCGCTGGGCCGTCTTGGGGGTGGAGCTGGTCAGCCAGAAGAATCTTGCGGATCGAGGCCTGAAGCTGCTCAGCCTTGGCAAACGAGACATTGAAGTCTGCGCCCGTGGTCAGCGGCTCCATGTTCTTGGTGTCGGCCATCATCACCATCTTGCGGGGGCCGATCTTCACCGTCTTGGGGTTCAGCACCCCATCGTCTACCGCCTTCCACATGCCGGACACTGCGATGTCGAGGGAGGCCAGCTCCAGCTTCTTGATCTGGTTCAGGGTCTTGATGTCGGGCAGAGCGTCAGAGCCTGGGCCTGTAGCGTAGGCAGTGCCGGGGATCAGCCTCCAGCGTGGCACAGCGCAGGGGAACTCGTCGTATCCAGACTCGCGGACTGTGTGCTTAGTGGCGACTTCGTGGTGATTGGAGGCGAAGGCTTTGTTCTTGGCCAGCTTGGGGCCGACTGCGTGGATGTTGCGGGGGTAGATCGACCAGCAGAACTGATACTTCTTGCCGAGGTTATCCCCGCCCAGCTTAAACAGGTCTTGCAGCTGGGATGACAGGTTCTTCAGACCGTACTCGTTCGCGGCCTGCTCCAGTGTCAGCTCGAATTCACGGTAAATCGTGTCTACCTTGCCGGAGGGTTTGCTGCAGGAGACGAAGCACTGGGCCAGCGGCCACTGTTCGAAGTTGTAGCCGCCCTCTTCCTTCTCGTCGATGTAGAGGACAAACCAGCCAGCGGGGCCCATGTCGGCATGGCACTCACCGGCAGCTGCATCGAAGTTGGCCGCGTGGATGTTCTCGAAGATCACCCGGGCGGCATTGTCGAAGAACCGATTTTCGCTCTCGTCCTGACCGTCCACCACCATGCCGAACCAGATCGAATTCGATGGGTGCATACCGGAGGCGAGTCCCGAGCTGAACAGGCGGCCGGCGTCAATCGCCGTGCTGTCCATGATCTCGGCTTTCTTGTTCTGGGCGTCAGTGGCTGAGACCGTTGTCCCTTGGAAGCCGTGGCCCCGCTCGGGTGCCATGTAGTCGAACACCGCCCCCCAGACAGGCTCATGCACTTGGCGGTCTGCCTTGAGTTGGTTCAGTCGGCGGATGTCTTTCTCGGCGTAGGACAAGGGTTAGCCCCCCAGTGTTGCTTTGCCCGCTCCCAGAGCGGAGGTGTTCATGCCCGCGCCGGTGCTCATGGCACTCTGGCGGCGGGTCACTCGGCGGGTGGCTGTCTCGGAGTTGGCCTTCGCCTGAGCTTCAGCGGCAGCCGCGTCGGCCTCGGCTTGAGGATCACGCTTGACCACTTCTGGAGCTTTAGGCGAAGAGAAGCACATGATCAGCGTTGCAGGTTGGGGTTAGCGCCGAAGGTCTCGGGGACGAACCAGCCCTGCTTTGTGAGCACGGGGGTCTTGATCTTTGCCGTGTCCAGGCTGTCGATATCCGGCAGTTCTTCAGTGACGCGGGCCGCAGGGGTCTGGGCTCGGCTGATGTTCTGCACTGCAGCGGTCAGGCTTGCCACCTGATCGGCTTGCTGCTTGATGATCGCCATCAACTCAGCCACGGAAGGAGCGCCAGCGTTCGCAGTGTTCTCAGTGGTTCCTGTGTCCCCCGCGCTTTCGGTGGTGGCTTGGGGTTGTTCGCCGGGGGTCTGAACGGCGCGTTTGGCTGCGGTCATGGGCTTCCTTTCGGTGGTGGCTTGGGGTTGGAAGCCCGCAGTGTTTACCCCTTGCCCTGTTGGAATCTCAACTTTTAGGACTTGGCTCGGGCTGCGGATAGCAAGTCCTGAACATTCAACGGCAGCGCATCCCTTGGCTCCCCGATCACTTGGCACCACAGATTGATCAGCCTTTCGCCACTCGCATGGCTTGGCTCTGTCCCTGTGTTCCTCCAATCCAGAAGGGTTCGGCGTGGCACATCCGTGGCCGCTGCTATTTGGTTCAGTCGGTAGCCCCGCTGCTCCAGCTCCACGATGGTGCGGAACCAATCCACCCGGACCTTCCGCTTCGTCTTCCACAGCGCCAGCAGATTTACAGCGTTGCCGTAGGGCGGCTCCGCTCCGCTGTTCTTGTAGTCCATTAGGGTGCTCTTGGGGATGCCAGTCGCCTCGGCAATCTCCAACATCGTTAACCCAGACTTACTCAGATCAATAAAGAGCTGATTCCAGTCCACTGTTGTTGCGGTTGTCTTTGCAATGCTCATGGATGCTCCAAATGCGCGTGCGCGCGCGATATTAATGCGCGGTTTGTGGCTTCCTCGGCAATTATTTTTCTACCAGCCCGAGAGCACTCGGCGGTTTCTTGCGCGTAAAAGTCCAGAACATCCACCAGTTCCCAGTGCAGTCGGGTGGCTTTCACGAACTTCTCCGTGAGGTGTGGCACCTTGGTGGTGATTGCTGCTATTTGCTGCTTGTGTTGCTTCACGCAGTCTTTCCTCTCGATTGCATGATTCGCTGGATCGTGATGGCCAGGGCATCCAGCTCGTCCATCTTCATCAGGGACCAGATTCGCTTTTGTCCGTGGATTCCCAGCAATGGGCTGCGGTGGCAGCTCTCGCATAGGGCCATGGATGTGAACCACTGGCCCTGCTTCATTTCGTGGCATTCGCTGGGGTTGGATTCCCCTCCCCCTTCATCGCAGACAGAGCACGGCAGAAGCTTCACCAGCCGCACGTATTCACGCTCGGCGGCTTTCATGCTGGGCTTGTTCTTGCTTTGCATTACTCGTCCTTCTCGGTGAATTCAATGCCCAGATCGACCACGCCGAAGGCTTGCACCTCGGTGAGGAAGTCCGAGAACTCGTCATCGCTGAGCAGTTCGGTGGACTTCACCAGCTTTTTGTCCCGTGGCTCTTCCTTGGGTGGGCAGAACATGTCCTTGAGCAGTTCCTTCCATGCCGCTGGTGCGTAGCGGATGCGGCGGCCGGTGTCAGGATCGGTCAGCCATACCTGCTCGGAGAAGTCGGTCAGGATGGGACCGTGGAACATCCGGCGCAGGGCTTGCCGGTGGGTCGGGTTCACGGTCTCCCAGATGATCCGGCCCCGTGCTCCCGTGCGGGTGTAGGGCTTGATCACGCCTTGGTACAGGTCGTTCACGGCTTGGTGGGCCTGCTGGGGGCTGCATACGTCATGGACTTGTCTCATGGGTGCACCTCGCAGATGCGCAGGAGCAGGTCACCCAGCGGGATGATCTGGCCCACTTGCGCGCGGAACATGTCCACGGGCAGGGTCAGCTTGATCTCCACCGTGTGCCAGTTGCCCCGGCCTTTGGGTTTGCAGATCAGGGTCATGCGGCCTCCAACAAATTCATTTGCTGACCGTTGGTGCGCAGGTGTTCATCGACGCGATTGCAAGCAGCTGCGTACATGGTTGGATCAAGTTCCACGCCATCCAGCTGGAAACCCATGTTCATTGCAGCAATGGCAATGCTTGCGCTGCCCAGATGGGTGTCGAGTACTCGCTGTCCGGGCTTGGCGTACTTGGCCAGCAGCCACTCATAGAGCGCCACAGGTTTCTGTGTCGGGTGAATGCGCTTCTCGTTCAGGGCTTTGTTGCCGCCGTACTGCCCTTGGTGCATTCCGTTCCACACATAGCGGAAAACCCGGCAGGCCTTGTCAAATGAGCTGTAAGCCAGTTCAGCGTCAGCAAAGCTGCTTTCTCCATTCAGCTTGTCCCAAACAATCCAGCCGGGGCCGGAGAAGTTCGCAACATCTGCGAAATGATTGGCACCCCATACGATCTGGTTCTTGGATACGCGGCGCAGCTCTTCAAAGTACTGAGGACCAGGAACATTCCAGACGGGAAGGGTGTCATAGTGCTTGGCTCGCTGGACTCCCAAGCTGCTGTAGCCCTTGCCGTAATAGCCGGTCTTGTTGGGGCCATCGAAATATGGCGGATCAACAATGGCCAAGTCATAGGCGCCATCCGGTACCGACTTCATGAAGTCCATGCAATCACCATGGTGCAAGTTGCAAAGGTTTTTCACGCCACCTCCCGAATCAGCCAGTGCCCGATCAAAATCGCCTCTGCTCTGTTGTGGTCACGAACCCGTGTGACCGGTGCGGATGGATACAGGCGCAGGGCGCAGGCTCGGCTGGCGTCCTTGTCGGGGCCCAGTCCGTAAGCCTTTTTCCAGTCCCGTGGGTTGATGACCGTCATGCCGTCCGGCTTCACTCTGCCCCCCACCAGCGCGCGGATCACGCCGAAGGTGTCGAACTGGCTGGCCACAGTCTGGGCTGGCAGGGTTGGCATGGGGATCGGCCGCTCAATGCAGGCATGCACCGATTCCTTTGCCCATTCGTACTTGGTCGACCAGTCCCGCAGGATGGCCTGCAGGGCTTCCGCGTCCACCCAGCGCAGCATCTTTCCGGTGCTGGTGCCATTGGGTGCGGTGGGAATGTCGGCGCATTCCAGCAGGCCACGCTCGGGGCACAGCAGGGACAGGGCTCCGGTCAGGCCGGGGTCTACTCCGATGATCATCACAGCTCACCCCCTTTCGTGCGGACCAAGCTGGTGGGGCGCTCCCCTTCCCAGTTGCAAAACTTCACGCATTCGCCCACGTATTGCAGGTCGATCACTCCGGTGGAGCCGTCCCGCTGCTTACCCAGAATGCCCTCGGCGTAGTACTTCCATTCATCGCCAAGGTCGGGCTTGGCATGGATCGGGCGGTGCACAAACAGGATCACATCCGCGTCCTGCTCGATGTCCCCGCACTCCCGCAGGTCGGCCATCAGGGGGCGCTGGTTCGGACGCTTCTCCACCTCGCGGTTCAGCTGGGCCAGCAGCAGGATGGTGCAGCGCAGTTCCTTGGCCAGTGCCTTGATCCCCCGGCTCACCTCGCCCAGTTGGGTGGCGCGGTTGGCTTTGCGGTCGGTGCCTTCCATCAGTCCGATGTAGTCCACGATCAGCAGGCGCAGGCCGTGGCGGCGTTTCAGGGCCCGGGCCTTGGTCCGCACCTGGTTGATGTTCAGGGCGGTTTGATCGCTGATGTACATCGGGTTGATGCGCAGCTTTTCCACCGTGTCGGACATCTTCGACCACTCGAAGTCGCTCATACGCTCGGGGCGCTTGATCTTGTGCAAGGGGATGTTGGACGCGCTGGGGATGAACTGGGCCAAGCCGTTCAGGTACTCCAGCCCACCGCAGTCATCGGCAGTCCCAAGGCTCACCAGCTGCTCGTAGACCGTCACCACATCG